CATACCACTAGCATTCATTTCAATACCCATTTCTATTTGATTGCCATTTTTAAGCTTGAGATTGTAAGTTTCATCTAGCCTGTTGCAATCTAAAAAGTGTAGCTTTAAGCCATACTTTGACTTGTCACGATAGATTCTTATTAAAGCCTCACCATCTCTTGCAGCGGTCTCAATGAAAAGTTTTTGCATTTCAAGAAATGACAAGCGACCATCGACTGAGCAATTGACAGATTTATGCCAGTCTTTCCAGTGCTTTTCAACTAACTTACTCGCAGTCGAATCAGCTTTTCCTTTTGAGTTCTTTGCTTTTGATTGTAGGACAATGCCCTTATTACCAACAACATTAGCCACAACTAAGGCAAGGTATTTTCTCGCGTAAGAATTGTTAAGGCTCAAATCTCTTGCTCTCGCTCTTAATACTTTTCCACCAGCTTTTAAGTCTTCATTAATAGATTGAGAAGTTGCAGTCCATGAAGCAGTCAATCTATCAACCTTTGCTGCTGAAAAAGAACGGTAAGAAGCTTTGTTTTTGCGCTTTTTAAATATATTAAAATTCATAATTTAAAGTCTCGCCTTAATTGTTCCGCGATGCCCTAATCCTTTTTCAATTCTTTCTTTTCTTTTCTCACGAACATAGTCAGACTTATACCTATCTCTAAGCATTATTAAATCTGGGATAGGTGTGCGCGATAAAGACCTGCCTTGAATTGAATATGTCTCTTGGTCTTTTGAGGCTCTACCCTCAATGGTAGCTTCAATAGCATCTAAGACTTTTTTAATATGAGACCTTGGATCAATGCCTGCAACATTCTTATTAGGCTTTACTTCCCACGTTCCAGAGTTAATGGTAATTCTCTCACCATCACTTATTCGTACAATGTGCGCCTGCCAGTGATATACACCCGCTTTAAAATCTGATGTCGTCTGCGAGCTTAGCTCAATGATATGTTCATTAATAGAGGCTAGCGCGGTCACCTTAATTTCTGTTGCTTCTACAGATTCAGCTTCAAGTTGTGCAGAATATTTAAGTGTGTATTCTGCAACTGGATAATTTGATAGACCTGCATGTTTCCACGCCACTCGATCACCAGCCACAATAACGGCAGGCTCTTTTGTTGGGTAGTTTGTAGAGTCGAATAAATTAGCCATAATCCCTATATCTAGTATATTTTTAAATATAAAACTACTATATCTAGTGATTAGTGTCGTAACCTTTTAGACTTTGTCAAGCTTTTTTAAGAAAATATTACTACCATTGTGTAGCGAATCCACCCCTAGATTTTCTTGATTTTCTTGGGAGTGGTTTTGCGTGCCTTTTAGGTTTCACTTGAGCCTTGGTATCTTCTACCTGAGTGGCAACATCGTCAGGTTTGTTTTGCTTTCTCTCTAATTTTTCCATAGCTGGATTGAGAATATGATAAGCGGCATAGGCGTAAGCATAACAATCCAAAGCCTCGTTCCTATCTCTGGTTTTAATCCACTCCCTCCTAGGGAATCCTTTGAAATATTTAACAACAACTTTTTCAGCTGTTAACTGGGCGTAAAACTCAGGGTCTAAATCCGTAGAAAAATGCACCTGACCATCACCAGACGTAACCTTTAAACGTGAATAAATAATATCTTTGATCGTATCAACGCCAAGCGTATATAAAGCCGCTCTATTCCTGCCTGCTTGTGTCGGTTTAGATGCGACAGCCTTACCACTCCCTGCCACACCCTTGATGCTAAAAACTCTTCTAGCTTGCTTTGGCTTGGTAAACCTATAAACCTGCTCTGTCAAGTATCCTGAATCAACACAACACCCTACAATTCTTAACCCGTTGTAAGTTTCTGTAAGTGCCTCATCTAGCGAGTCCCACACTTCTTGTAATATCGGATCGCCCCATAAAATAATGTGATCAATAACCCACGAATGATTATCTAACCCCCATCCGACTATTTGCATTTCCAATCGATCTTGTTGAACATCCACTCCAGCTGTTAGTAGTAATACATCCTTTGGAATAGAGTCAATACCGTAGTTTTCAGCACGTGTTATTAAATCGCCATCATCTATACCTTCTCCTTGATCTTCCCATGTTTCACCTAGAGAAGTATTGACCCATGTCTTTAAGGTTTCGGGAGATTTTTTAGCTGAAATAAAATCTTCGGCAACCTCTGCCCAGCTTTTCCATGGCGAGTACAACTCGTTAAGATGAAAGCCTGCTGTCTTTTTTGTTTTGTTTTCAGCGATCCATTTTCCAGAAAGCAACATTTTTATTTTTCGCTTTTCCTCAATAACAGAGCCACAATGCTCACAAGCATATATTGCTGTCTCTGGCTTACCATCTTCCCAAGATACCTGAGACCATTTAAGATGCTGATATTCGTTACACTCAGGGCAAGGAACATAAAACCTGCGTTTATCAGACTCCTCGTAAGCCATCTCAATTCTTGACACTCCCTTGATTGTTGGTGTCGAAGTTAATATTACCTTCCTATTCCAAAATGTAGTTGTTCTTTTTTTTGCTAACGAAACAGGATCTCCCTCTGAACCTGCTGATGCAGGATACCTATCAACCTCATCGCCAAGAACGATACGAATAGGTCTTGACGCTAAAGATGCTGGAGAGTTTGCCCCACTCATTGTAATATGACCGCCAGCAAATGTTTTATGAAGCATGGTATTGCCACTATTTCTAGCCTTAGGGTCTTTGACTTTAGAATGTAATATAGGCGTATCTCTCAGCATTGGTGCTAGTCTATCTTTAGACCATGTTTGTGCCATTTCCAAAGTGGGCTGTAACATCAAAATAGGCGACGGATCTTGTGTAATGTAATACCCGACTATATTATTGAGAATCTCAGTTTTACCTACCTGTGCCGAAGACATAATAACAATAGTCTCAATCTCTCGGTCATTACAAGCATCCATAATGCCTTTTTGATATGGCGCACGGTCGGTTTTCCATCTGCCCGGTTCAGCTGACGATTCAGGAGACAATCTACGATACTCGTCCGACCACTCACTAACAGTAAGTCTAGGTGGTGGACTCCACGTTTTAACTGTCTGCTCTAGTACGCGTTCTATAGGATTCTGGTATGCCATCATTTGCCAATTCTGAAAGGGCCGACTCAATATGCTCAGTTAATAATTCTTCCGCCTCATCAAAAGTATCACATGCAATAAGTCTATGAGAAAGTTTAGAAGGTATGCCGAGTAGCTTCATCTTAGAATTTGATACAAGTGCCGTCCAAGCGTCTTGAACAATCTCAGCGGGAATGACATTACCTTTTAACTCATCAACTTCAATTTCCTTGTGATCTGCTTGGGCTTTTAATAATCTTGCTCGCTCCACACTAGAGTCACCCACTAAAGACTCCGTTTTTCGACCCATTGCATCAGCCCTAATCCATGCGCAATAATCGGTAATACACTTTACTGTATAACGCCTTCTATCGTTTTTAGTGATAACATTTGACTTGACCAGTTGGCTCAATCTTTCAACTGAAAACCCTAAAGCCTGTGCTAGTTGTCCCGCCTTAATCTCCATCTCTGGGCTGCTCATGTCTACTACTTTTGAACTCATTGGTTATTGCCTGTATCTAAAAAAATTGTGCAATTGCGAATCACCCTCTTTAAAATAGCGTCAGGAGTACCTTTTACGAGCATATCCACCTTATCGTGCTGTGCGTAATGCATAGTTCATTGATTTAACAAAATTCTGTTGAAAGCGTGAGCGTGCCACACCATCGGCTATCTTATAAAATGGAAAGCGTTTGCGGTATGTCACCTGATTGTTAAACGATACGATTAGCTTTGTCTTTGGGCTTTTCTTGCCACCTGTTTTCTGCCACACTCCCTTGTCGGTCATAAACTGTTTCTTTCCTTTAATAAGCCCTTTTCTTTTTCCTGATATATTTCCATACTTGTTTAGCTTTGCGTTAATAGTTGGCACACCAATACGCCCAGTACGTGCCCCACCCTCGACTTGATACTTGAGATACTTCCATCTACTCGGTGTTATTTCAACTGACCCACTCAATCTTCGCTTATTAGCTTTGCTTACCTTAAAGCCTTTAAGTGTGTATGGTGTCGGCCTATCTAGTTTCTTTGACATTTGCACCTTCTCAGCTTTCATGATCTGGAATAGTGTGTCATTGATCGCTTTAGCTGCTGAAAAAGGTATTTGCCTCTTCTCTGATCTCCACAGATGCTTTTCAATCTCTTTTAAATTTCCTTTAACATTAAACACTGTTATAGCCTCCACTCTTTAAAGGCGTTTTTACCTGTAAATCTGATTGCGTATTTATTCTTCCATCTACAGCACGTAGTATATGACACGTCCAACTGGTTAGATACATCACGTATTGTCTTACCCTGCTCTGCTTTTCTTTGCATATATGAACATACAGGCTCACCTATTCTCGTCTCCACCTGTGTTTGTAGTTTTGCTGTTTTCATGCTTTTATATATTTAAAGATGCTGATTAATCATTAATGCTGTAAGTATCAATATATTAGCGATTAATAATAAACGTGCCACACAAGGGATAAGTGACGAACGCTCAGTAGTAAAACACCTGTGTTTTTTTCTAACAAGCCTTCCGATATTTTCATCGTATATGTCGTACTCTATTTTTAATAGTCTTGACATGATCCTAGATACACTCATGGCGCTTTAACTCCCATAGCATCCCAATACAAATCCTCGGGATGAGGTAACACAATGCCCATCTCAGCCATTGCCATATCTATACGCTCAAGATAATTTGTAAATTCTTTTGTGTTTAGCTTTTTAGTGCTTGGTATCTTTACTGAGTTGTCTTCATAAAATTGCTTTTCAAGGTGGTCGCACTTAAGCCTCGTGTGCAAGCCCTTGCTCCACTTGTTGTTTTCAAAATAATCAAGTCTTGGCATACCTGTTTCATCCTCGATAACGCCCAGCCACATCCAATAAAGTTTGTTTTGCTTGACGCTTCTTGTTGCCGTGTCTTTTTTGATTTCAATAACCGCCCTATCTACATCATTCTTGCTAAAAAAGTTATTAACCAGCACTTTAAAAATCTGACTCTTTGGCTTGTTGCGCTCAATCACTCTTTTCATCGCAACTTCCTTATTCTTTCTTGATGCTTTCTAATTGCTCGTACTGTCATTAGGTGACTTCTTGCATGTCGTTTTTGATCTTCGGTTAATGTTGCGCCATACGCCTTTAGTGCTGCTGGACCCTCTTCGTCCAGTCTTACGCATTTAGCGTTTATTCGTCCTTGTATTTGACTAGCCATACAGTATCAGCCCCTTTTCAACCATCTTCTCTTGAGTCCTTACCATTGCCCTATATCCTTGAAGCTCAAGCCACTCTTTGTCGTAGTTATGTGGCTTTCTATTATCAAAAACATCATGGCACGAAAAACAGCTATAAAATCCAAACAAATCATGCACCTTTGCGCCCATACCACCACCGTTTAAATGAGCAAATACTACTGTTTCATTATTTGGGCCACCACAACAGCCTTCCAATCTAATTGTGCAAGGTTCACCCCTTGCGCTCTTGGTTAGCTTAGACATTCAAACCCTTTACAATTTTAGTTCCGCTT